AGATGATGGTGATCGGGACGTCCTTCTGCATCGCCTTTGCCTTCAGGATCGTCTGCTCGGCAATACCCAGCACCTCCTCGGTACAGTGGGTATCGACATAGACGAACCGCTTCGAGACATCGACTCCGAGCGCTGCCAAGTTCTCGACCGAGGTGCCATTCTCAGTGTCGATGTAGACCACGATTCCGCCCATGTGCTGGGTCGAGCGTGCAATCTGAGTCGCAATGTGGGACTTGCCGATCGAGGGAGGTCCGAAGATCTCAATGATGCGTCCCTCGGGAAGACCTCCATTTGCACGGTTGGAGATGATGAGGTCCATCTGCTTCGAGCCGGTCGAGATCCACCGCTTCACGTGGGTCGGAGAGGTGTCGACCGCCAAGTTGTATGCGATGCGAGATCCATGCTCCTTGTTCAGGGACTTGATGAGATCTGAGGTGAAGTCGTCCTCAGAGCTCGGCGCCTTGTTCTCAGCCTGCTTTGGTTCTGCTGCCTTTCTAGCCATTGTTTTCTCCTGGGAATAGTCTACTCAAAGGCCCCAGGCTGTATCACCTGGGGCCTCGAATGCTGACGCTTAGTTCAGCCTAAGAGTTACTCGAGATCCGCGAAAGCGTCGTCGAGGCTCTTGTACTTGGCGGCAACATCATCGGTCTCAGACTTGCTGGAACCCTTCGAACCACCACCGCGGCTCTCGCCCTCATCCTCGCTCGAGGAGGCGGAGGACTCAGGGGAGCCCTGGTCGCCGTTGAGCCAGGCATTGACGATGTTCTCAAGCTCCTTCTCGGTCTTGAGCGGGTACATCTCAAGCAGGTTCGGGATGGTTCCAAGCCACTCCTTCGCCTTCTTCTGGTCCTCATTGAGCTTGGAGATCTTTGCACGGGCAGTGACCTTGGTGTCGGCGTACTGCTTGCCAGGGGCCTTGGTGCACATCACTCGGACATCGCGACCCTCGAGCGGATCGGTGACATCACCGTAGTCCTCATCGAGCATGATGTTGTAGATGTCCTGCAGGACCGTCTTGCCGAACGACCAGATGCGGACACCCTTGTCCTCCTCGCCGCGGACGATGACCGGAGCGTAGGCACGCATCTTCGGGTAGAGCTTCTTGGCGAGCTCATAGGACTCCTTGCTACCCTCAGCACGGAGCTTGTTGATCAGGTCCTGGATCGGGTCGGGCTTGCCGAACTGGTGCGGGGCCAGGAGGCCGGGGTTGTTGCCGACGTTGTAGTAGAACCAGAGCTCCTTGAAGGGCTGGCCCTCATTGTCCGGGAACGCCAGGAGGCGGACCGTGTATTCCTTGCCCTCTTCGGGGCGCCACATAGAATCGCGGCGACTACCACCACCAGAGAGCTGATTGAGCTTGCGACGGATCGCATCGAGATTGACTGCCATGTTTAGTACTCCAAATGTTCAGATTGCAAATGTTCAATGTTCAGTAAGGACTGTTCATGTGAACTTGCCGGAGGATTCCGACAAGGTGATAGTAACTGTTTAGTGTGTAGTTTTCAACGCTTCTTGCGATGCGTCATGTAGTATGGCTTTGCGCCGCCGAACGCACTTCCAGCAGCCTGCGCTGGGGACTTCCGGCGCTTGGGCGCTGGATCGTTCGGGTATGTAGCGCTCGTTCCCATTGGAGTGATTGCGCCAGCAATTGCGCCGACGCCGACCGACTCATCTGGATTCTCGTCCTCGTAGCCCTCTTCATCGTCATAGCGAGTGTCCTCTTTCGACTGGTCAGGCTCACCCATGACCTCTTCCACTAGGATCCTGATGTAGCTTCTAAGTGCGGTACTCATGTGACTAAGTATGCTGGAGAGCTACTTTTTACCCTTCTTGTTGATGCTGGGCGTGGGTTCAGGCTTCGGTTCAGGCTTTGGCTCGGGCTTTGGCTCAGGCTTCGGCTCAGGCTTCGGCTTCACTGGCTTCTTGGTCTTTGGATCGATACCCCAGACGCCTGACTCATCAGCAAAGTAGAGTATGATCTTTGGCACGCCCTCTAGAATCTCCACATATGGATTGCGGGTGTATCTCGTGTACCCCGACTTTACGCCGGCGTGGACAGCATGACGCATGTACTGAGCGCCATCTCTTGGTGAGATCTCTCCAACAGTGATTGAGACACCATTGAGGTTGTTTAGCTTGTCCTTGACTACCTCGAAATTGGTATACGCCTCAGCCATGGTGTCATCACCAGAAGTGACCTGCTCGACAAAATTCTTGAGCGTGGCCATATCGCTCTCAGCGTTTATCTTCGAAACGCCAAGACGGCGCATCAGCTCCTGGGGATTGTTCTCCGCAAGAGCTTTTGGAATTGCGCGGATCTCTGCCTTATAGTTTCCTCCGCCGAGACCTGAGCCTCGAGTTCGCTCTTCTGCTTCGAGGATCATTCTGAGTATCTGACGTTCAATGAATCTTCTGTTCATGGCTGTAAGTATTACTCCACCACGCGGACCTTGACAGGGAACTTTCCAAAGCCCTCCATCTCATAGCCGCCTGAGAGGGCGGTCTCGACAGTCTTTACCTGTGAAGACCGCACGTCGATCAGGATGGCATCATGGATGACGAAGATCGGCTCGAACTCGACGCCAAGTCCACGGAGCCTGGTGGTGAAGTGCCTGAAGCCGGCGATGGCAACATCGACCGCAGATGACTGGATCAGCCAGTTGAAGAGCACCGGATCTCGGACCGCTCTGCCCTTGGGTGCGATGATCGGGCGACCAAACTGGTTTGTGAACCTGCCGTGGGTCTCGATATCAGCCTTGATCTTCTTGATCGTCTGATCGAACCCAATCCTGCTCCTGATCGACTCTATGACCTTCTTCGGCTTGATGTGCTCAGGAAGGGACTCGGCGAGGAGCCGCTCGCTGGCACCGTACATCGCGCTCAGGGTCGCGACCTTAGCAATTTCCCGGTTTAGCTGTCCGCCGAGAATCTCTCTGTTGACTTGGTCATACACATCTCCAGAGTCGCCAGGCATCTTTGCGATTGCCAGAGCCACACGAGGCTCAAGGGATGAGAAGTCGATCTCGAGGATCTTTCCATCAGAGTACCTGCTCCGCAGGAATGATCTCACCACCTTTGCTGTGGTAAGGATCTGTGGCCCTGAGATTACGCTCGATCTTCCCGTGATGGAATTCGTTAGAGAATATCGTACCGGATTCATGAACCCTCTGAAGTCACTCGAGAAGGACTCGAGGGCGTTTGCACTTTTGATCTCTTCGCAACTGTTGAGCTTTGAGGCATCAATCTTTGACGGCTTCATCGAGTTCATGAAGGCCAAGTTCTGGAGATAGCGTTCGGGGTAGGAAGAGTCCTCGAATGCGGAGAGCACCTTTCCACAGAACTCCTGCACCTTGAAGAGGCTAGCCTTGAAGTCAGCCGGCTCCATGTAGTACGAGAGCATCTGGTCTCCAATGCCTGATGTGGCAAGCGCCTTCGACATGGCAGGGCTGACGAGCGCTGGAGGAGTAATCTCAAGCAGGTCAGCCAAGCAGTTGACTCCAGCAGAGCCAGAGTAATCGATGTAGCTGTCTACTGACCCACTTCTCTGTATGGTACCGTCTGACAAGAAGAAGAGATCAGAGCTCAGTCCAGTGAATTTGTGATCCAGGCGCACATTCATACAGGATCTTATGATGGGAGCTCTTGATGTACAGAATTACTTGACGCCAGCCTTGTTCAGAAGGCTCAGGGTCGACTCATAGGTTCCATACGCGTCCGTGATCGGTATCAGCTTTGTCGAGGTAGTGAATGTGCCAGGCTCAAGCTTGTGCTCTACTCCGCACACGGCGTAGATGTTGTCTATCGAAGTGTTGGTTCCAAAGTCCACAAAGAACTGCTGTGTATGTGCTAGGAACGGACAGCCAAGCGTCTCAATCGAGATGTCGAATGGCATCACTCTCATGGGGAGTCCACGGTCCTGCTCATCAGCTGGTGCTTGACTGGGGCCGCCTGAGTTCTTCTGCGAACGGAGCATGTGGATTGTCGTATCCTTTGAGTCGTTCATGCTCTGTGCACCGGCGCTTATAACAGCCGAGTTGACGGTTCCAATGGTTATGGATGGCATGCAAGACTTGGCGAAATACTTGACCTGTGGCGGACCACCAACTATTCTGTAGTACCCTCCCTGCTCCTGGAAGAGGTTCATTGCACTTGCTTTTATTAGAGCTTCAGCGTCAACTTTTCCGCCCCTTGCGTTCTTTGATATGACACCCATGTTGGAGCTTTTCGCAGCTGAGAGGATCTGTCCGATGCCTGTGTACTTGCCAGCCACAGCGTCGACAAAGTGAATGCGGAGTATCGTCTTCTCAGATGCATCTCCACCCATGGAATTGGTAGAGGCGTTCACCGGCACGACCTCGAAAATCATGTTGATCTTCGGCATCTTGAAGATGATCTCATCGCCATCTTCGGGGACTTCTTTCCCATAGTATGCTTGACAAAGCACCTTGTCTTTTTCCCTCTTCAGCGTGGCAGGTGCATTCTTGTCATCTTTCAGGGTAGTTGTCGTCTTTCCAGTTTCATCATACGTGTAGTACTTTGCGAGTCCGTAACCTGTTGAAGCCATGCTTGACAGGTAGGTGCTTGTGACCCAGTTGACAAACCTTCCAACTGGAAACTGTACGTAGTGCTTGAGCTCAGTTGCAAAAAGCTCTCTAAATCCCTTTTTAGCAGGAGTGGTTATGGGTATCGGAAAGCACGAGATGGGAAGCGGTTCCTCTCTATCATGCGTGGTGCCATAGTAACCAGATCGATCATTAAAGGTGTAGAAGCAGAGCTGGACTTCATCAAAGTTTCCATTCGTGGCAAGAGGCTCAGCGACATAAAGCTGCATGAGCTTACCGAAAGAGACGTAACCATCAGCGCCAGTCTTCTGCGCATTTTCCTTGACTTTTGCGTTTGCGATAAAATGGGTAGAAGTTGGCAAGATCCAGGTCTTAGCAGAGGGAGAACTTCCGTCAGTCTTGTAGAAAAATGGGTCCACTCCATTTCCGAGCGCCTTGTCTTTGTTTGCTAGCGAATCAGCCAGCGTGTGAACTTGGGCGTCAACTTGCTTCTTGAGGTCTCCAAGGCTTGTCAGCAGTTCTGCGATTTGTGGCGTGGAGTTTTTTGTGTCCTTCCACCTCTCGAGGAATTCGTCAATTTCCTTCGACTTCTCGCTGGAGAAAACATCTGCGACGTTCGAGGGCGATATCGAAGCAATGACGCTCATGCCTGCCACGTCCTTCATGTCCTCGTCTTTCAGGACCTGGACCCTATGGGTCCTGACTCCCTCTATCAGCTTTTCGATCACCATCCAGGTCTGCTTTGTACTATCATCAGCCGCAACATCTGTCCAGTTCACAGAGTCTACGCCCTTAGTCACCATGTCAACCGTAATCTCGACTTGGCCATCGTCAGTAAAGCTGTAAGATGAGTTGTAGACGCCGTACTTTTCTTTGACTCGAAGAGAGTTCAGAAAAGCCCCTATCGGATTTTGGGAGTTCTGACCATCTGGATGACTCCAGCCCCACTCTACCAGCATCTCGGTCTTTCCAAATGACGCAGGTTTTACCAACTCTGATATCTCTCCAAGTCTGGAACGATCGTGTAACGTGAAAGACATCTTTGCTGACTTTGTTGTCATCGTCCCGCGAGTAGGCTGTACAGATATCTCAAAGCTCTTCAGGGTCATGAAGGGCCTCATTCGGTCGATTATCGTAGCAGAGCGATTTGATCCGGGCATGCCGGGGCGTAATTTGCTGGGGTCAGTGCTAGGAGGGTTAGCTCCTATCTCTGCAAAGTCTCTGTAGACCTCGTCTGCATTGATGAGAGTCTGAGGAGATGTGAACACTTCCATGCCCGCATAGCTTGATCCAGTCACGCTGGTAGTCGCCATGTCCAAGTCAGTCTTAGATTTTATCATCTGCGCTACGTCAACTGGATACGTGGTGGCAAATGCAGCGTCTCCTGGATTGCTCAATTGAGCTCTTCCATTGAGAAACCTGAAGAGTGAGATGCCCTGTGGCCTGTTCCCAGAATCTTTTGGAGAACCAGGCGTGATGATCAAGACATCGAGGTATGGCACGCACCTGCTGAATTCTATCGTCGGTATCGAGTTCATGAATACCGATACCGCACCCGTGTCTCTCTCAGAGAGGTTCAGGTGCTTGGACATGAATATGACAGATGAAACGTCGGGAGTTGACTTGGTCGTGGTGTTTACTTTCTGCGCGCCTACTGCTTTGTCAAGTGTGATTGGTACACATAGATTTGCACCGTCAGATGTTGCTGCCGCCTTGACAGTTTCATAGACCACAAAGTTGATCGATTTGGCAGTGTTTTTGATATTGTCCAGTTTTATTCCCTGAAGGGTGCTGAGATTTAGAGCGCTTCTTGTGAGTATTCCACCTTCGCTGACACTCATTATACGCTCAGCTATTACACTTTCTCCGCCGACTCCCTTACCTGAGATCAAGTCTTCAGCTGTTTCACCGCTGGCAATGAAGTTGAAGAACGTCCTACCAGCCATAGGGTCAAAGATGCTAGCCAATTCAGAGGTAGCCTTAGTTGCTAGCGCTGCCGATGTCCTGTTGCTTGCTGCCATTTATCCCACCAGCACTGAGACTTGAGAGATGTCTGTTGGTATCGTGAGCACTGTGTCTGGTGGTATCTGTAGAGCCCAGCCGATCTTTGATGCCGCAGCAATCACCCACCAGAGCGAAGAGTCTCCGTACTCTTGGCCCGCAATGACATCTAGTCGCATGCCATCTCTAGTTACGATCCTCTTGTATGCTATCTGATTAGCTTGAACTGCGTTGTATATGACAACACCTGCGAGAGACGTGCCATATCTTGCACCGCCGGCGATGATCGAGTTTCTACTGTAGCGGCTTATTGGCATGATTCACTCATTATAATTTGCTTGTCTTGGCAGCTGATTCACTAGACTTAGAATCACTTGCTGCTTGTGCTTCAGCTTTTGTGGTATCATTTGGATCAAGATAAGTGCTGCCAGACTTCTGGAAATAGTCCCTAATGTTCTTTCCGACCATGTAAGCTGGCGCGCTGATTTCACCCATATCTGTGAGTCCGATCTGGTGATCGTGGATCGGAGTAAATCCAATAGTGATTTTGCATCCCATTGGAGCTCGACGTCCTTCTGTGGTATCCCACAGCATGGTGTTGAGCAGCCAGTCAAAGTCAAGCTGTGTTATCATGCCTGCGAGGCCTTCTCCACCAGCAGAATCAAATGCGCGTATTATCGGTCCTGCAGTACCAGACTCTCTGTCCATGAACTTTGTAATATCAGCGTAACTTGCATTTGCTTCCGCGTCCGCGTTAGTGAGCCTCTCATCAGCTTTAGCGCGAGAAAGCTGAGACACATCTGGCTTGAGATCCTGTATTGTTGCGTAGACCGTTTGACCTTGGTGCTTTGGATTCTCCAAGTCCTCAGTGATTTCCACCGTATAGACCCAAGAGCCCTCTTCCAAGCCATTTTTTGCTTTTTCTAATGGAGCTGCACCAGTGATTTTTCCTCTTATGGTCTGTGAAGTAAGCTTCAATCTATAGATTGAGTCTTTTACTCTAAGCTTCTTTCTCACATTTTCAGGATCAATGAGAACAGTGTCCTGCGAGGGGGAAAACCTTAGCGCAGGTATAATTCCAGTGTCTCCTTCCTTGTGCGCTTTAGCAAATCTTTCTTTAAGAGCCTCAACAGTTGGACTAGGACCTGGAATTTGTGATGCTGCTGGAGAAGAAGTAGCGGCAGAAGCAGCTTCGGGCTTAGGACTGAACGATTCAGTGCCTACTCCAAAATTCCTTCTCTCTGTGATGGGATTCCTGTTGGAAGTTATCAAGTCACCAACTCTCAACCTAATCAGCGGAGATGCAGTTGGAATCTGAGAGAATGGCATGATGAACTTATCGCCAGTAGTTGACTCTCGCTGAGAGCCGCGAGAGTACTGTGGGTACACTAGCGTTACTAGTTTGTTTATTGCAAACCACATTTCGTCAAAGTCTTCTGGATTTGTTGCGACAGCCATGAAAGTGAGACTTATGCTTCTGCCAGTCCGCTTATAGATCTGGACGTTGTCCATTCTCCCAAATCCGCTCACTGAATTGATCTCTGGAGTAAAACTGTCGCTTAAGCTCTCTAGAAACGCCCAGAACGAGATGATCTCGTTAGTTCTAACATCGTGGAAATAAAATGGCATGTGAGCAGAATTCAGCTCATCTTCAAGCTTTTTCCTGTCTTCTGTTGAGATTCTTCCAGGTATAGCATCTTTTCCTGTAGATCTCTTGAACTTGCTTTCACCACTTTGCTTGTTGGAGAGATAGCTGTTGTTTATGTCTGTCACAAGGCTCTTAGATTCAGATCCGACAGCTAAAGTAGCAGTTACTGGAGCAATGTATGCGCTGCTGTATGCTCCAAATCTCCACGCTAAGCCCTTTCCGCCACCATGGCCATGGCCATTGTATTTGCTCCTGTCAAACTGAGCTCTAGACTTCTCGTGGATGTTTCTAACCGTTGGATTTTTGGAGTCTAAAAGATTCCGCGGCTCTTTAAGCAAAGGAAGTATGTCAGAGCGCAGATTTACAGTTGGAGCATCATCACCTGCCCTATCAAATCCTCCACGACCGCTCAGAATGCATATGTCTCCAAGGTTCGCCATAGCATTTGCGAACTTGAACGTCTGTGATGATCCCAGGGTCTCCAAGAGTATGTTGATGGACTCCAAGATCCCTAGCGCTATTGCACCACCGGCTGGGAAGTTCCTGTTGTCGCCCTGGAACATATGCTTTGACTGTTCAATGACGCGCTCTAGCCGCTCAAGGTCTCTGAACACGTTCCTGTTCACAGAGAGATAGTACCCTTGGGATGCGCCAACGACTTGGGAATAGAACTGTACGGTTCCCACTAGAGTGGCAAAGATCCTGGAAGTCTCTGACCTGGAGCCATTGTTGGTCCCAATAAGCTTGAAGAAGTATCTGCCCAAAGAGTTGTACCCATAGCTGTTTCTTCCAGATGACTGGCCAAGCGGCAAATCATTGCTGATCGCCGTCTCTTCAGTGTGGACGAAGAGGTTGTCCTTCACTGTCAGCTCTATCAGGTCAATTACACCAGATGCTACGGCGCTGAGAGCCAGAACACCAATCGCGCTCGCTAGGGCAAACCCCTTCATCTCTATCGATCCGATGCCAGAGAATGGGACTCCCGGAGAGTTGACAGAGCCGTTGGACTTCAGGTTGTGGCTAGTGAATCCATCTTCACCACCGTCCACAGCCGTAGCCCAAGTCATCGATGAGGCTTCACCGTCTATCTGTGGAACTCCACCGAATAGCGTGCTGATCTGACCGGTCTCCACGCCACGATATGCCTCCCTGGCATTGAACCTCTGGACGTCGACCTTGGTTCCAGTAGCGATGCTGAGAGCTGTTCCAGCCCTGGCGATGAGCTCTTCACCGATGCCTGCGAGATTCTTGACGACAAGCTCATCACCTGCATCTGGGGCAGCCATGAACTCGCCAAATCTCCTCTGGATGGTCTGTGTGTTGCCGCTTGACTCTCTCCTTGTCCTGAATGACGCCCCCTGGGAGAATCGATTCGACTTGAGAGAGGCACTGATCTTTGTTGGCACATTCCCGATCTCCTGCTCGGGCTTGTCAGCGTCCTGGAAGGCACCATCAGAAGATTCAACATCGACATTCAAGAGAGAGTGTCCCATGATCTGGGAGTTCTTGTCTATGACTGCCGCTAGCTCTGGATTGTTTGATGAGAGGGAGTTGAAGTTGTTTCTGGCGTCTTCCAAAGCCTGGGACAGGAACGAATTCAGGCTTGCGCTTGAAGACTCATCTGGTATTGGTGGCGTGCCAAGGGAACCAGGAGAAGAGACTACTGGAGGCGTAGTGTTGTCAGAAACGCGATAGTGGTTCTGGCTCGTGACCGTCTTCAGGTACGAGCCGAGCTTCTGGCGTGAGACCTGCTTCAGGTCTGCAGGCTTGTCGACATCGACAAGACCATTTCCGCCAGAGTCTCCCTCTGGAGTATAGTCTGATGTCTTGATCGGACCATCTGCCTGAAATGGGAGAGTTGGACCTGGTGGCGGATAAATGGGCATGCTCTAAATAGGCATCAACTGCCAGATTCGCCGCTGTTGTTGACCTTGTTGTCTAAGTGCTGAACAACCGCAGGGTTTGACATTGCTGTCGAGAACATAGATCCCATCGACTCGCCTACAGCAAATATGCGGTGAAGCATCTGCATCACCTGTGGGCGCTCTTCCTCGGTGACCTGGTCCATCATGCGCTTGACATGTGGATTGCTCAGGAACTGCTCCATAGACTCATTCTTATTCTTGTAGGGAATCATCTCACAGTCCGTCCTCGATCAGTTTATCGTACTTGTTGCCCTTGGTGACGAGGCTCGTCTCAACCATGGTCTTGGCGACATCCTCAGCCTTCATGTTGACCTGTAGGTTGATCGTTATCTGGACTGGCTCTCTGTTAATTTTTATCTGTCCGCCCTTGAGTCCGAGTCCCTCGTTGAAGAACTTCTCAAGATTTGCGATGATGTCTACCGCAGGAGCATTCGAGATCTTCTCCTGCAGCATATTGAACTCGTCTACAGCTTTCGTCACATTAGCGTAGGACATCTGCAGCGCGTCAGTCCTGATTTTTCCAAGGTTCTCTGTGGCGTTTGCCATGTCTTCTCCGAGAGAAGCGCCAGACTTGACTGCCTTGGACACCTTATCGAACAGCGCAGGAGTGGTCTCCAAGACCTTTGTTCCTGCCGCCAGACCTGTTGGCATCGTGAGAGCGCCGGCAGCGTTAATGAGGCTCTGGATCTTTCCGTTGGTGAAGACCTCAAGCAGCCTGTCTAGACCGCGACCACCCTTGGAGTCAACTGTGCCGCCACCCATCGATGAGAGCATGCTCGATAGACCGCCGAGGCTCGTGAAGAGCTTTGACATCGCATCGATCTTCACGACGAACGCCTTCACTTCCTTGGGGTCCTTTCCTATGTCGATCTTCTTCACTTCTGCGATGATGCTTGATATCGCAGGACCGATGGCTCCAATCACCGAAGTCATCGCAGTTCCAAACGCCGCAATCTTGTCTGAAGCCTTCTCGACCAGAGTGGTGGTCTCGCTGCCAAACGTGCCCTTGTCAGTCCCTGTGATTGTATTCATGAGCTCGGGTGGTATCTTTATGCCAGACATCATCTGTCCGACGGCGCCGAGTATCTGGGCGACGGCACCAGCCTTCTTGATGTCGCCCTCTGAGAGGCTCTGCGTCATCTGGACCAGAGTTGTCACCAGGTCTCCCAAACCCTTTGTCATCGTCCGCGCGAGTCCGGTCGCTGCGTTGATTGCCATTGCAGCCTCAGAGGCATCGACCTTGGCGAGCTCGAGTCCTGCCTTGACGATATCTGTGATTGGGGCAAGAGCGCCGACCAGCTGTGCAACGATCGTGACCTTCTTCTCTACCTCGGCTGGGTCGCCAGTCACGACAGTGTTGATATAGCTTAGAGCATCAGCCAGAGTCTTTGTGAGAGACGACATGATGCTATTGACGAGGTTCATTCCATTTTCGATGGCTTCCTTGCCGCCCTTGAGCATCGTTATCAGGCCAATTCCGATGACTGCCACCAATCCCTTGCCGATGACCTCAACGATGTCTTTTATCGTGGGCATCAGTTTTGCAGCTTTAGTTGCTTCTGATTCAGGGATTTGGCTTATAGACTCAACAATCGATATGATCGTTTTGGATATCCTTCCCATTAAGTCTATAGCGTAGTCAAATGCAAATTTTATCATACCGCCTGATGCCGCTAAAGCTATTCCAAGTACTACAGCAATCGGGATTATAGCTCCAATAGCAGCCATTACTCCACCGAGTACAGCAAGGAACGAAGTTGTCTTAGTGAGAGGGACATCGGGAGAAGCATTGATCATGTTTGAAATCTCAAAGCCCACTAATCCCAATCCGGCGGTCATCAGCGCAATTCCTGCAAGGCCTGCCAAAGCAAGGAGGGCTTGCGGGCCAGAGAGAAGAGATCCGATTACGATTGCTGCAACGACTGCCACCATCGCCATAGTGAATACGGCAGACAAGGCTAGCAAGAACTTTAAAGTCTTGCCAAGCGGAATATCAGGAGAAGCATTGATCATATTTGATATTTCTTTGCCAACATATCCAAGAGCAACTGATACTAAGCCAATCGCAAGTAATCCAGGTATTGCTTTACCGACGTCAGAAACGCTGATTTTCTTTGCAGACTCAATTGCTGCCGCGGCAGCTTTCACGGCAAGGTAAACTGCAAGCATGAATCCGACAACCTTGAGCGGGTCTTCAAGCGCAGCGCCACCAGCCTGCATTGCGAGATTTAGGGCACCAGCAAATGGAATTAGAGCTGCAGAGAAAAGAACCGCGAGGCCAGCAAATACCAGGCCCGCGTATGCGAGATCTTTGAGCTTGACGTCTTTGATGCCGTCCGTGAAACCCTGGACTCCCTTTCCTACGCCCTGGCCAAGCTCGCCCAGCGTCTCTGGCAGGGACTTCGCGTCTTGGCCTGCTGCCCCGCCTGCAATTCCGCCAAACATGCCAGTGATCTTGCCGAAGACGCCCTTGAACGCGCCGGCAATCTTGCCGAACGGGATTGCAGATCCGAGGTACTTCAGCATCACAGCACCAAGACCAACACCCATGACAGTCATGATCTTGTTTCCGTACTTCTCCCAGACTACCTTGAACAGATCCATGAGCGTCTGGCCAAGCGAAACTGCCGCATCCTTCAGCTTGGGACCGATATCGGCAAACGCGTTTGCCAGCATCTCACCGAGTCCACCACCCGCGGTCTTTGCAGTCTTCTTGTCCTTCTTCAAGAAGTTCACGAAGCTCTTGATGAGATTGGTAAATCCCTCAATCACGAACTCTAGCAGACCGCCCAAGCCCTTGACGATGGTGACTGCCGTCTTCTTGAGACCGTCTTTTATCGTGGCGCCCATTCCACTGCTACTACCAAACAGCGTATCCTTCAGGTTCGTGAGCAGGTCCTTGACGGCTTTGCGGGGGTCCTTCTTCAGCATCTCCGTGAAGCTCTTGAACGCTGCCTTGACGCCCTCCATACGCTTGCTCATAGCGCCTGGGTCAAAGTAGGCCTTGAGGGCATTGCCGATTCCACTGAGAGCTCCATCGGGGCCTATCATGGTCGCGAGCATCTTGCCGACCTCTCGCCCAGCGTTGAACACGATCTTCATTGACTGACCGACAGCTTTGAGAATTTCCCTCATCTCCTCGCTGTTCATGATGCCCTTCATCATGCCATTCAGGAAGTTGTCGAGGAACCCTCCGCTGGTGAGACCCTCCAACGAGGCTGTCATCTTTTCGATCGACTTTGCGAGCCGGAGGTTCGCCTCCTCTTGGGTTATTGCACCATCTGCCGCCTCTTCTGCGGCAGTCTGGAAGTCGTCTAGATTTACCGCGGCATTCGACGGATCAAGTGCCGCGGCGAGGTTGGTGACATCCATTCCAGAGATGTCAGCGAGGCGCGCCTTCTCCTGGCGGCTCATCTGCTCGAAGGACTTGCCTGTCTCATTGAAGGCGTCTTTGATCATCTGGAGCTTCTCGCCAGGATCAGCC